CAACAGGGAGAATTCGCCATCTACAGCCCTACTGATGTCGTCCTCAACGAAATCGAAAAGTAGTGTGCCCGCCAAGGAGAAATCCAAGGCGCCCGGTAAGCCGAAAGGAGCCGGTGACAAGACCGCCTCGAAAGGGGCGAAGGAACCAGGCGGTTCGCGGCGTAGCCGCAAAGAGACTAAGGGAAAGAACACCCAAAAGGTCGGAAAGAAGAAGCCGGTGAAGGCGAAGCCACTGCTATTTAGCCATGCAGTGGAGAACGTCCCCATCACCCTCCCCGCAAGCAACCAGGCGCAAGTCGATGTGTTGTTGGGGCAGGGCTACCACCGGATCAAGGCTGGGAGAGCGCTCGTGGCGAACGAGCATGCTTTCTCTGCTGCGTACCGCGCTATCGCCATTCGACGAGCCATAGCGGCAGGACACATCGATTCAGTTGAATTGGATGTGCTGTCGGTCTATGGCGCGCAGTGCGACATCAATTTCGCCAACACTTTCAACCAGATGTGCGCCAGTGGCAAGCATGGGGTTGGTGTTGGCGATGCTTTCCGCCCTTACCGCATTAACATGCACATCTTCGCCGACCATGAGTTCGGCGGAGATGCCGCCCGCGCGAGCGGGCAGAAGGCACTCCGGACATCCGCGCTGATTGTGGGCGGGTATGACGTGGTGTTGCTTATGGACATCTACCAGAGTGGCCAAGACTGGCGTACCCCCCTCACGGAGGAGTATTTGCTGGACTGGTGCCGCTACTCCAAGAGCAACACAGTCAAGGTGATCTCACGGATATTCCTGGGAGAGGCTGGCACAGACCCGTGCTACCTCCCAGGGATCTATGAGGGCAACTGGTTCCGGAGAGACGGCATGATCAATTTCTGTCCTGAGAAGGACGGGCAGTATTACCCCCCCCACCCATCCAACGAACAGCTGCTTTTGCAGCGCAGTGGGGGGGGTCTGGCCCGGAACCTAGACAGGAAATGCGGTCCCTATTGGGTGTTCACGTGCGTGGCTGAAACAGCCGGCGCCCCTCCAGTTGGAAAGACTTTGGTTCTCGAAGGAGACATCGTCTATCGACAGATCTCGGAACATGGGAAGCTTGATCGGTTCTTCAAACAGACCGGTCTTAAGAAGTTGGTCCTGAAGCATGACAACATGTTCAGCGACTCCATGGTCAACCACATGAATGCGAGCGAAGCACTTCTTGTCCACCTCCCCGTAGCTGCGGAGATGGCCAAGACAACTACAGCAGTGCTGGGCGCTTACAAGATTCATGATACCATGCATACAGTGACTTCGCTTTTGGGCAAGACGGCGGTTTACCAGATGTTGGTCAGCAAAAACCCCGACATGGCCAATTCCCTATTGCATGGCACCCACCGGTACGTACTGTATAACAACAGGAAAACCATGGTGAGTGCTTTGGCCGGCCTCAGTGAGCGCGACCAAGCCAGCAACGTTAAGTTGATGGCAGCCCTGAAGAGCAACACGCCGAACAGCTACTTTCGTGCAACTGTTCGTCTTGCCTCAGGGGTCGCTCTCGTTCTGGTCGCCTCTGCCGGCGTGCTTTATTGCGCGCCAGTGGGGGTGCACATCATGACCACCAAGCTGGCCGCAAGTCCAGTGGTGCGTACCGCAGCTCTCTCTACCGCAGCCGCGGTGGGGTCGTTTGCGGTGAGCGCCGTGTCATTGATCACTGCGGCCAACCGTTGGCGCCGTCACCACAAGGTGGCTCAGCGCACGGCTTGCTTGGACGAGTACACGGACCTCATTCTCCATCAGGGGGATGTCGGCCTGTACGTGGAAGCTACCAGGCACATGCAGCCCACAGTCGAGTACTCACCATCCAGTGCTCGCCTGCCGAGAATGTCCAACAGCGTCAATTCTCTCCCCCCACAACCGCCACGTTCAGTGTTGAGTATCACGCTTGACAAGAAAGCAATTGGACCCGCAGAGCTTCCTGAACCCCTTGATAGATGGGACGGGGCTTATGCGTACACGATTGCTTTTCCTGGGTTGGTGGCCCCGGCTGGAAACAGCCTTACTGCGTACAACGCTATTGTGCGCCGGGCCTGCCAACCAGTCCACATCCCCAACGGCGCCTCTCAGATCTTCGCTAAGAATGGTCTGATTTGGGCCGCCGCCATAGGCAATCGTTTGGAACGCCAATGGACAGTGGAGGAATGCGCTGCTTCCATGGGGAGTAAGCGCGCCTCCGACCGCCTTCTTCGCAATTACGCGCAGATGTGCGGCCAGGGATGGGAACGACGAGAGGAACACACTAAGAAGGTGTTCCTGAAGTTGAATGAGACGGTCAAGAGTGGCGAGAACTGCGTTAAAGCGCGGCTTCTCGACATGCTTGACGGCCCACACAATGTGGTTTGCCTGCAGTTTTCCCATGGGATCATGGGTTTGCTGAAGCAAACTTTTTGTGCGGACAACGTGTTCACGGTTGGAGGCCGTGATTTCCGTATCGTTATCGCTTCCGGGTTTACCCCCGCTGAGATGGACGCTCTGGCCATTCTTGTACATACAAGCCAGCTTCCTCTCTTCGTCGTCTCCGGTGATGATCTTGCCGTGTATTGGAAAGGCCTGAGCCACATTCGTGGCTGTGTGGCCTCTGAGGGGGATCAGACGATGTTTGATGTGACCCAGGGGCGTTTGTGCATTTCACACACATGTGAAGTGCTGCGTCTCTATGGGGTCCCGAATGACGTCGCACACATGTTTTATAAAGCATGTGTGCAGCCCCTCAAACTCCGCACCAAGGAAGGTGTCCGTTTTAAAGCGAGCATCCCCTGCCGCGCCGCCACTGGCAGCGCTTTCACCACCGTGATGAACGGGGTGGCATCGGTGCAGTTTATCTTCCATTTCATGGCTTTGGCAGAAGCGGACCCAACAGTCAGCTTCGCCGTCGCTGGAGCGGACCTCGGCTTCGTCACGAAGCAGGAGGACCATCAGGATATTTGTCAGTGTATTTTCCTCAAAGGTGCGTTTTTTCCCAAAGCCGATGGCTATGGGTTTGCGAACCTTCCTTCCCTTGTGTTGAAGATGGGGAAGCATCTCACCCCTCCGACCGTTAGCCAAAAGGTCAAAGATGAGGCAGTGGCTCTGGCTATGATCGCTGGGGCCATGGGCAACTCCCTTCCGCAATTGGACAGGGACGCCCCCGTTATTGGGGCGTTCCTGGCCGCGCTTCGGCGATGCGGTAAGCGGGGGGGCTCAGCCGAGGAGCGTCCGTACAAAACGTATGGAGGCGCCATCCCCCGTGCCACCATGGTAGCTTTCATGGAGAAACGGTACGGGGTTACTGAGGGAGAGATTGAGGAGTTGGAGGGGATGCTGGACGCCGTTACCAGCATTCCCTGCTTCATTCAACACCCGGTGGTAGCGCGCATGACGCTGCGTGACTACTACTAGTGGCACCCACAAGGGCAGT